GGACTTCATCGCGGGCCGTCATCACCGGATCATTGCAGAGAAGCTTGAAAGGGTGGCTCGTGGAGAGTTGAAGCGTCTGATTATCAACATGGCACCGCGTCACACGAAGTCTGAGTTTGCGTCCTATCTGTTTCCTGCGTGGTTCATGGGCCGTATGCCGAACAAGAAGATCATTCAGGCGACGCACACGACAGAATTAGCGGTTAACTTTGGTCGTAAGACAAAAAACCTGATCGAAGCGGAGGAGTTCAAGGAGATATTTCCTGAAGTAAAGCTTGCTGCGGACAGTAAGGCGTCTGGTCGGTGGGACACGAACAAGGGTGGGATGTACTACGCGGTAGGTGTTGGCTCGAACTTGGCTGGTCGTGGTGGTGATTTGGTGATTATTGATGACCCGCATTCGGAGCAGACTGCTATGAGCAATAGTGGTTTTGATGATGCGTGGGATTGGTACACGGGTGGTCCTCGACAGCGTTTGCAGCCCGGTGGCAGCATTGTTTTGGTTCAGACTAGGTGGTCTGAGAAGGACATGACGGGTCAATTATTACGTGCGATGGCAAAAGACCCGTTGGCGGATCAATGGGAAGTTGTGGAGTTGCCTGCAATTTTTGAGGATGGGACTCCGTGCTGGCCAGAATTTTGGAGTTTGGATGATTTGACGGCGGTTAAGGCGTCGATTCCTCCCTCCAAGTGGAACGCTCAGTATCAGCAAAATCCTACGGGTGAGGAAAATGCGATCATTCGCCGTGAGTGGTGGCGTGTTTGGGAGCCTGTGAAGATACCGCAGCTTGAATATGTTATTCAGAGTTACGATACGGCGTTTAGTAAAAGGGAAACGGCGGATTATTCTGCGATTACCACGTGGGGTGTATTTTATCCTAACGAGGGTGGTTCGGGTCCCAACTTGATCCTATTGGACAGTAAAAAGGGACGTTGGGATTTTCCTGAGTTAAAACAAGTTGCGCTTGAGAGTTATCAATTTTGGGAGCCTGATACAGTAATTGTGGAGGCTAAAGCTAGTGGTATGCCATTGACTCACGAACTACGGAACATGGGCATACCAGTTGTTAACTTTACACCGAGCCGTGGTAACGATAAGGTGAGTCGAGTACATAGTGTCTCGCCATTGTTTGAAGCAGGGATGGTTTGGGCCCCCGACGAAACTTTTTCAGACGAGTTAATTGAAGAAGTGGCGGCTTTTCCTAATGGGGAACACGATGATTTGGTTGATAGTATGACGCAGGCGCTTATGCGCTATAGACAAGGAAATTTCGTCCAACTACCAACTGATGACTGGGAAGATGATGAAAACCATGTTAAAGTGAAAGCGTATTATTAACTTTTATTATGGGAAGGCTCGTGAATGAATAGTCCTGCGGTGAACCTTGGAGCGGGCGGATTCGTGTCCTATTATGAGGACGGCGGTGCAACTGTAGTGTTAGACGATACTACAGTCCCTATGGAAGAACAACAATTTGACGAACGTGGTGTAGGAACTTTTTTCTTAGAACAGTACACACCTTTTAAGTCTCCGCCTGAAGGCGCACAGTTTGATGCTAATAAACAATCAGAGATAAGAGCGTCTGGCAATCCGGGGTCCGCGGCCCGCGAAACATACTATGGGCAAGACCCTACTTTTTTTGAAACTCTTTCGAGCGATTACGGATATCCGCTAGTTCAAGACCCTATTGACGGGCCAAATCGTCATGGAAGGCCAGCCGGTCGTCCTGATTTGCCTACTCCCCAAGAACTGGCGGACGCCCGTGGACATGCCTTGGGCAGTGGTATGGTGGCCATTGATTACGGCCCAGACACCGCGATGACGGTTGGGAACCTTGGTGAAGACATAGGTTTTTCTGATCGCAGACATCGTGCGATGGACAAGCGCAATAACGCTGTAGGAATTTCTTTATTTAAACAAGCTGGAATAAATGCTACACCAGAACAACTAACTAAGATGGTTGATGCTAAGATATTTCAGCAATTAGAGGCAATAATGAACAGGCCTGCGAATGAACGTAGGTTTAAGAGTGACAAAGATGCGGACATGGACTTATATTTCCCGCGTGACTCTTACGGTTACTTTGTCTCAGATCATTAGGAGCGGCAATGGCAAATGGTAAACCAAATGCAGGATTGATGGATGTACCATCGCAGTTAGACACGGACGATTTAGCGGCTGAAGTAGAGCTTGAGTTGCCTGATAGTTCCAATGTTGTGATGGCAGACATTGAAGCGACTGACGTTGGTTCCATTGAAATCAGCCCAGAAGATGACGGCGGCGTCATTATAGATTTTGATCCACAGGACCAGCGTGGTGTTAGCGAAGATTTCTATGCAAACTTAGCAGAAGAGATACCGGACAGGGAACTGGCGCGTATTTCGAGTGATTTGCTAGGTGAGTTTGATGCTAATAAGGCAAGTCGCCAAGAGTGGGAAGATGCTTACACTAACGGTCTGGAGCTTTTGGGCTTTACTTACGATGAGCGTACTCAGCCTTTCCGTGGAGCCTCCGGAGTAACCCATCCTTTATTAGCTGAAGCTGCTACGCAGTTCCAAGCGCAAGCATTTAATGAATTGTTACCTGCTTCGGGGCCCGTGCGCACCGTAGTAATGGGTAAGGAAACTGCCTCTAAGACGCAGCAAGCGTCGCGTGTCCGTCAGTTTATGAACTACTACATCACGAATGTGATGGAAGAATACACGCCAGACATGGATCAGATGCTGTTTTATCTCCCGTTGGCGGGTTCTACGTTTAAGAAGACGTATTTTGATGAAACACTAGGTCGTGCGGTATCCAAGTTTGTACCGGCGGAGAACTTGGTTGTTCCTTATGAGACCGCGGACCTCGAAACATGTCCTAACATTACGCAGGTTGTGCGCATGTCGCTCAACGATTTGCGTAAGCGGCAGATTGGTGGCACGTATTTAGACGTTGAAGTGCTGCCTGCACAGAAAGAAATGTCTGATCTTGATGGTGAGATGGACCGCATTGAGGGTCTGGAGCCTAACCAGATTGATTATGACTGCACAATTTTAGAGTGCCACGTAGATTTAGACCTAGAAGGCTATGAGGACTTGGATGAAGACGGTGAGCCTACCGGCATCAAGATTCCTTACGTGGTAACGATATCCGAAGATAATGGGCAGGTATTGTCGGTAAGACGTAACTATCGTGAAGATGACGAGTTACGCAAAAAGATACAATACTTTACGCACTTTAAGTTTTTACCCGGATTCGGGTTCTATGGTTTAGGTTTGATTCACACTATTGGTGGTTTGTCACGAACTGCCACGGCGGCGCTGCGACAGTTGATCGACGCTGGTACGTTGTCCAACCTCCCAGCAGGCTTCAAGGCCCGCGGACTACGGATCAGAGATGACGACGATCCATTGCAGCCCGGTGAGTTCCGAGATGTGGACGCACCCGGAGGGGCTATACGTGACAGCCTTATGCCGCTGCCGTTTAAAGGGCCTGACCAAACCTTATTTAACTTACTTGGTTTTGTTGTAGAGGCTGGTCAGCGTTTTGCGACGATCACGGACCTCAAGGTAGGTGACGGTAATCAGCAAGCGGCTGTTGGCACAACTATTGCCATGATGGAGCAAGGCACTCGTGTAATGAGTGCGGTCCATAAGCGTTTACATTATGCAATGAAGCAGGAGTTTAAGATTCTTGCGCGTGTAATGTCAGAAAGTTTGCCACAGCGGTATCCGTATACGGTGCCCGGTGGTGACGAAAAAATCATGCAGGCGGACTTTGACGGTCGTGTTGATGTTGTACCTGTAAGTAATCCAAATGTATTTAGCCAAGCGCAGCGTATTGTGATGGCTCAGACTAAGCTGCAACTAGCGACGCAAGCACCGGAACTGCACAACTTGGCAGAAGTATTCCGGGATATGTATGAAGCGTTGGGCGTGACCGACATTGATCGAATCATGAAGTCTGTACCCGAAGAAGAGCCCAAGCCTATTGATCCGGCGCAAGAAAACATCAATGCGTTGGATATGGTTGAGTTACATGCTTTTGAAGGTCAGAATCATCAAGCGCACATCACGGCTCACTTGGTATTTGGTGCATCGCCCATGGTTGGTGGTATGCCACCAGTAGCTATGGCGTTGCAGAAGCACGTTATGGAACACGTACAGATTGCTGCTAAAGAGCAGGCCGCAGTTGCTTACTTGCAACAAATGCAGCAAAAGGGCGGACAGCCTGCTACTGATGATGAGATGCTAGAAATAGAAAGAATGACGGCGCAGTTTGTAGCAGAAGGCTTGCAGCAAGTGAAAGAACTGTCTGGCCAGTTGTCTGGTGCAGGGGCCCCTGATCCGTTGGTTCAGCTTAAAGAACAAGAGCTACAGATTAAGGCTCAAGCCGATCAGGCTGACCAAGCGATTGACCAAGCCAAGGTACAGCTTGATGCACAGAATCAGCAGATGCGTGGCACACAGTTTGACCAGCGTCTGGCGTCGCAAGAGAAACAAACACAGGCTCGTATTGATGCAGCGATGCAACGTGAGCTATTAAAGAACCGAGGAGGTTAAGATGAAAACAGTTGTTAAGGTCAACGGTTCCGCACCAAAAGACGGACCAAAGCCAGTTGAGTATGCACAGATTGATAAGCAGGGTCGTATTCCATACGGCAAGACTGCTGAAGCGCCATATTCAGATAAGCGTATGGAAGCGGGCAAAGGTCCGGGTTCCAAG